ATCATTGACTTACCGAACAAAAAATTGGGGATCTTTATTTCCTGGTAGTCAAATACAAATCTATGAGTGGGTAGAAAGCAATGTACTACCCAGTCAGTATGAAGCAAATGGAAACGACGGTGTTCCCAAGTATCTAGACAACAGTGCATACTCTGTGGTATCAACCGTGGATCCTTCTACTGGAATTATAACACAGAAGTACTATTATTGGGTTAGAGGAAAAACATCAGTCAACACACTAGAGGCCAAGCGGTCGTTAAGCATAACTTCTATGGAAAGTTATATATTAGCACCACGAGACCAGGGTATTCCTTATATTGCACCAATAGCACCAGACAGTTTTGCAATTTACAACGTACTTGAATTTTTACAAGGTGACAATGCTATTCTGCACCTGGATCTGGCCAAAGACAAAAGCGAAAATTTAATACACAGTGAATTTCAGCTGATTCAAGAAGGGAATCCTGGCCAGCGTTTTCCAGAAAAAATAATTAGAAAATTACGAGAAAGTCTGGTAGGATTTGACACACTGGGCTCTACTGTGCCTAATCAAAATTTATCTGTTCAAGACAGGTTGGGTTTGTCTGACAAACCAAGACAGTCAATGTTCTCTAATAGACTGGCAGCAGTTGAAACATTTGTTAAAACAGTCAACGCTCTGTTGGTGCAAAACCCAATTCTGCTGTTGACTTCTCCGTCAACTTTATATCTGGCAGACCCGGTTCCTACCACGGGATTTGATGCACAATTAGATTCCCCATTGGAATTGAACTACATAGATCCTGACACATTTGGAGATGGCTACCGGGTATTAATACCCAACAATGCAGAATACGATAATAAATGGACCATATACCAGTTTGAATCAGACACACAAGAATTTACAATTCAAGTAATTCAAAGTTACCAAACTTCATTATACTGGACTGCGTCTGACTGGTACAATGAATCTTATGATGCCGGAAGTAGGATGAATTATATTGTGGGCACATATGGTGATATTTTATCATTGAGTGTGATCACCGGCGACTATATAAAAGTTTTAGATAACGGAAATGGTCAATGGTTAATTTACCAAGTACAAGCTGATGGTTCGTTGCAATTACAAGCAGCACAAAATGCAACTATTCAAATTGACTCCAGTGTTTACGACCCGTCGGCTGGTGCAGGATTTGACACATCAGTTTTTGAAAAATCAGGAATTGGATTTGATCCTCAGGTTGGTTTAGAATTAGTTAATATTTTTAATAGTCTTTACGAAGAAATATTGATCAAAGATCTAAGTATACAGTTCAACCAGGTATTTTTCTCTATGGTGAATTATATATTCTTTGAACAAAAATCGCCAGACTGGATCTTCAAGACCAGCTTCATTGATATCTACCATCAATTGAGGAATTTAGAACAGATACCAAATTATGTCAAAGACAATCAGAGCTTTTACGAGGATTACATCAACGAGATTAAACCTTACAGAACTAAAATTAGAGAATATGTGCCCATATACGAAAGCATAGACACGTCACCTCAGTCCTGGACTGATTTTGATTTACCTAGCAGATATAATACTACTACAAATACATTTAATTCGCCTGATGTTGATAATCCTGCAGATCTTGCATTGCTGCAGCAAACTCCTTATGCAGAATGGTATAACAATTATACCTTGCAAGTGGCAGATTACATAATTGGCAATGCTGGAGTTGGATTCACAGTTGTGCCCAATGTACAAATTACCGGCGGTGGCGGCACTGGTGCAAATGCAATTGCAACAATTAATCCTACTACCGGAAAGTTAACTGGTATCACTGTGATTGCTCCGGGTGATGGGTATACCTCGACCCCAACTGTGTATATAAATGGAGTAGGATCAGGCGCAATAGTGTACCCTTCAATGAAGAATGAATACTATGCAACGTCTCCAAATCTGAGCTATAGTTTGACTAGAAGCATCACCACCAGTTTAAAATTTGATAGAACAGAGTTCACTAGTAATCTAGTTACTTGGCAACAATACACCACGTATGCAAATACTGTAATTTCCGGAACAGGTAGCAATATATGGGTTTCAAGCGGTAACATTGTAATTTACAACAACGAAGCGTTCCTGGCCCAACTGGCGTGGGATCAAGGCGATCGTGGTATATTTGATTACACACTGTTTAATAAAATAGATTCAAGTAACGTGTTACTTCGTGCCACAGACAGAATAGAAACTTATTATCAACCAGTTACTGGTATGCCAAGCCGCCGACTGTCAGAATTGATTTACGGAATTGATTATCCAGGCGTTGAAGTTGTTGGTCCAATCTTTACAGCCAATAGTTTTGAAATTACTAGTAACATAATTAGCTTTAACTATACTGGAGCCAACATAACCAGTGCTAATACGCAACAGGTTAATTTTATTGACCTAGGGTTTGAGCTTGATCAGTCTATCAAAATACAATCATTTGTACCGTTTGACTTTATGAACAATGGATTCTTTAAGATTGTCACTGTTGAACGAGATTACATGACTCTGACAAGCGGTGAAGTACCAATTGAAACAACATATAAATTGACTGCCAACACTGGTCTGACAGTCAATGCTGGGGACGTAATAACGCAATGGGATTATAGCAGCGGTCACGCAGCAGCAGCCAGTGCATATGTATTACAAGATGCTGTTAACTCAACATCAATTGATATTATACATAGCCATACAGGGTTTAATTTAACATCGGCCAACGTTATTCAAGTTAACGGGGCAAACACAGTCAGTTATATTCAATCAATTGTGGCTGGCGGTATGGCCAACGTAAAAATTAGCTATTTAGAGTTAGAAACTTCTGTTATTGATTCTAATATCTACAGCACATATCTTGACACAGCTTTGGGGACCAGACCAGAGGACATCAATGTCACCGGTGGTGCTTATGTGGATGCATACAGCAGTCATGCTCCTGAGGAATTGGTACCTGGCAGATTGTACGACACGTTAGAAATGCGGGTGTTTACTAATACCGTTGCAAATAGTGCCACATACGGCTTCAGAGTTTTTCATCCAATGAATGACTTTAACCAGCTGCTTCCAAACGTTCCAAGTGGAAATATTTCGTTTACCAGAATAAGTTCCAATAGTTCAACCAGCTTGTCTTCAAATTTAGCAGTGTCAGACACGGTAATCTATGTGACTGATGCCTCGGTGCTAGAAGAGCCGTCACCTATAGAAACTGTACCGGGTACGGTTTTTATCAATGGTGAAAAAATCCATTATTATCAGAAATATGATGATGCAAAAATAGCAATGGCCACAATGTGGGAAGCCAATACAGCCTACGCAACAGGAACACTGATATCTAATATTGGCAGTAACGTTTATCTGGTATTGGGTAATGTTTATGCAAACGCAACAGGGTATATCAGCAATTCAAATATACAATTGGTGCAAACAAACTCAATAACTCAATTGCGTAGAGGAGTTGACGGTACAGGGGCACCTGGGTTGCACGCCGCAGGCACTTTGGTGGTCAGTGCTAGCCTAGATCAATTTATTCCAAATGCAGCCGTTACTATAGTAAAAACAACATTTAATTCTAACGTAACATCAAATGTAAGCTATCGGTTAACACTAGGATCAAACATAACTGCAAACATTGGTGATTATATTACTCAAGCCAATAATGCTTCTGCCAACGCTCGGATCATTGGCGGCACTGTTGATGCATATAGATTGTACCTGTCCTCCAACATTACAACATCTGTGGGCAACGTGTTAACTCAAGCAGGCACATTAGCAAATGCCACAGTGGTGGCTGCAGTCAATGACTCCAATGAAATTTTTGTTACCCCCAATGACGGGTTTACAATCTCAGGTGATGCAATTTCTATTAGTGGTAACGTGACAGGAACAACTATACAGCAGATTGTAAAAGATGTCATAATTAACGACACTATTTTTGCAATTGAACGGGTATCGGGTAATTTACTAGTACCTAATGCAAATGTAATTTCAATCAATGGTGTTACAACTACAGCAAATACTAGCACTATTTCAATTCTGGGTGAAGTTAGAGCAAACGGGAATGTAATATTAGGCAGCGTGTACATACAGCAATCAAATCTTTGGATCCCGTACGGAACAGGCGCAGGATTAGAAAATAGTACTACAGCAGCAGCAACATTTATTAAAGCGGAGCCTAGTTATACACCATGACAACACCCCAGATAAATAATAATATGGACAAAAATATGGAACAAACACAAGTTAGCGTAACAGAGCAAGTGCCCAACGAAACCGGCGGCATGGTAATACAAGGGCATATAAAGATCTTTGACCCAGAATCTGGCGAAGTTTATATTGATAAACGAAATGCTATTCATTATGAAAATTTGTCTGAATCCATTGCATATACACTAGCAAACAAAGGGCAAAGTTACATATACGAAATGCACTTTGGGAACGGTGGTACCAGCATTGATCCAACTGGTATTATAAATTATCTACCTTCAAACACAAACACCAGCAACAGTAATTTATACAATCCAACTTTTGCAAAAATTGTTGATGATACTAGTACTCTAAACGCAGATCCTACCCGAAACAAGATTGAAATCCGACATACTCCGGGCAGAGTTTATTCAGATATTGTAATAAGTTGTCTACTAGATTATGGAGAGCCCAGTGGTCAAGCAGCATTTGACAACTCCACAACATTGAACGAAACATATACCTTTGATGAGTTGGGATTAAAAGCACGCAGCACTGATGGTAGTTCTGGACTGACTACTACTGGAAAACTTTTAACACACGTGGTGTTTCATCCAGTACAAAAAAGTTTAAATAGACTTATTCAAATTGATTACACTGTACGAATTCAAACTCTGACCAATTTAAGTAGTATAGGATAGTACAATGGCATATATTATCAGTAAATCCAACGGAACAGCTATTACGGTATTAGATGGCACCAAAGACACTACTAGTACCAGCATAACTCTGCTTGGCAGACTGTCTCAAAATTACGGTGATCAAACAAACGAGAATTTCCTACATATACTAGAAAATTTTGCGCTTACCACCAGCCCAGCAAACCCAATAGCAGGTCAGTTGTGGTATGATACTGGGTTGGACAACATAAAAGTCTACACAGGAACAAACTGGATAATAGTAGGCAGCAATATACAAGGAAACGTTGCACTAACTGGTAATTTATTTGTTGGGCCAAATAGCTTTCAAATACAAGATCTTGGCAATGTTACAATGACTAACAGTGTCAACAATGGCAATATTAGTTTTTATGCCAATGTTGCTGGTACTAACACACAAACACTTTATATCAACGGTAGCACAGGACTGTTAGAAATTGCCGGTAATGCCGTTGCAGATTTTGGGATACCAACCAAAGTTTATGTTGACTCTCTGCTTGATCAAATCACTGCATCCCTGGATTCCACATACACTGCTAATATTGCTGCTATCAATGCAAATTTAGTAGTCAGAACACAAACAGACAACGAGCTTCTAAACAAAATTACTGCAGCAAATGCTGAAATTCTTAATAGAGCAACAGTATCCAGTGTTAATTTAATTAACAGTGATCTGAGTTCGGCTATCACATCTAATCTTACTGTAGCTCTTAACACAATAACTGCTGCAAATGCATCCATGGTATCAGCCAACCTGGATATGAAAAATTATGTTGATGCAATTACCAGCGCAAACAATATTTCGCAGCAAAATCAACTTGGTTCTAAAGCGCCAATTAGTAGTCCAACATTCACCGGAACTCCTACTGCTCCTACTCCCGCTGTGTCGGATAACTCCACCAGAATAGCTACAACAGCGTTTGTGTATAGCCTTGCTAGTTCACTAACAGGCCAGCAAGGTCTTACTGGTGCCACAGGCACCACAGGCCCAGCAGGTGCTAGAGGTCCAACCGGACTACCAGGTACTGCTGGGTCACCTGGCGCCACAGGACCACAGGGCCCAGCAGGTGCAAGTGGTTTGGTTGGTGGATCTGATGGCCAGGTGTTGTATAATAATTCTGGCGTCGCTAGTGGTAGTACCAACCTAAGTTTTGATGGCACTACACTTCGTCCAGCTGGTATACTGACAGCAAACTACAATTTTGCTACGTACACCTCTTGGGCTTATCGAGCCTCAGATACCACAGTGAGTCTTTTGGTTGGGACTGCAATTAACCCGCCAGAACGATTCTACGTGAATCCGCTAGGTGCAGGATTTAACTTGTCATCAGTAAGTAAAATTGGTGGCGGAACATTTGGGTCTTACTCTGATGCCAGATACAAACAAGATATTACCAATTACACAGCTGGCCTAGCTGAAATAAATCAACTGGTTCCAAAAAACTACAGATACACTGCCGAATTCATGCAGGCAGACAACCCGTCGCAAGAATTTGTTGGACTGATTGCACAAGAGCTAGAAACTACTGATTTTGCAAACTCAGTGACTGAGGATGCCATGGGGTATAAAATGGTTGATACCAATCAGATTATATACGCACTGATAAACTCAGTTAAAGAACTTAGTACCAAAGTTGATGAGATGACAGAAGAAATAGCAGTGCTAAAAGCCAAGGTCTTCTTTGGGTTGAACATTTAACAGTGGTTGGGATTTGCACATTGTTGCATAATGAAAACATAAAAAAACACAGCATAAATAATGCAGTTGGAGAACATAAAAAATGGCTTATAATATAAATTTATCAAACGGTACCGCACTTATCACTGGTGGTTTGACTGATGGTACAATTGATACAACAAATTCAAGTTTGACTCTGGTAGGTAAAAATTACCCCGGATACGGTGTATTTTTAAATCAAAACATGGTACAGTTGATGGAAAACTTTGCCAAGTCATCAGCACCAACTGCCCCTTTACCAGGCCAGTTATGGTGGGATACTGGGGGAAAATACATAAAAGTTAACACCGCCACAGCCAAAGGAACAGCATCTGCTGCCTGGAAAACTATAATCACAATGACGCCAAGCAGTAGTGCTCCTAGCAGTCCGGTAACCGGCGAGCAATGGTGGGATACAGTCAATTTACAACTAAAAGTTTGGAATGGCACATCTTGGGCAATTATTGGTCCAGCAGGTACTAGTACCACTGGTAACACTGGTGCAGTGCCTGATACCATTGTTTCAGCAAGCCCTGCAGCCACGTATGTTGTGTTAAAATTCTATATTGATAACACTTTGGTTGGTATTTGGAGCAAAGAGGCCAGCTTTACTACAGCGACCGCTGGCTTTGCAGTTATTAATCGCGGCTTAAATTTAAGCACCGCACTAAATCAGGCTTTTTACGGCAATGCAGATGTAGCAAACAGTTTAAATGTGTCCGGAGTTGGCATTCCAGCAGCAAGTTTCTTGCGTAACGACCAGTCCGGAGTAGTGAATGGATCAGTTACCTTTACAAACGACACTGGTATTAAATTTGGAGCAGACAGCGATTTTGAGGGCTTTGTCAGCAGCAGTGATGTAACACTACGAAATGTAACCAATAATGGTAATTTAATTTTAAGCGTTAAATCAGCAACAGTTAACACTCCGTTCCTTAAAGGTAACGCAACGTCGGGTCTAGCAGAAGCATATGCTAATCCTACAGGAGCATCTAGTGGATACAGCTTTGCCACCAAAGACTATGTGGATACTGTACTAGGTGGTGGAACAGGAACTAGTACATTTGCTGCCAACATTGTACCTAGTGCAAACTTGTCGTATAACCTAGGATCAAGTGTCAGCTGGTGGAACAATATATACGGTGTTTCAATTCAAGCCAAATACGCTGACTTGGCCGAAAGATTTGAAGCAGATCAACCATATACCCCAGGCACCATTGTTGGTCTTGGCGGTGTCAAAGAAATCACCGTGGTAAACGAAGAATTAAGCGAAGATGTGTTTGGCGTCATAAGTACACGAGCAGCATATCTAATGAATTCCGCAGCAGGATCAGATTTAACTCACCCACCAGTTGCAGTCCAAGGTCGCGTACCAGTTAAAGTAATAGGTAAAATTCGTAAAGGTGATCGATTGGTTGCTGCAGGCAACGGTCTAGCTAGAGCCGCTGCCAAAACTGAATTGACCCCATGGAATGTGATTGGTAGAGCACTAGAGAACAAAACTGACCCAGGCGAAGGCACCATCGAAGCCATTGTGAAATTAAATAGTTAATAAGGATACTGAGTATGTCATATGCACAAGGTGGTTTGATTGAAGCCACAGATTATAACAACATTTTAGGAACAAACACAAGTACCAATACCAGCACAGTACATGCTGTATGGGCTTGGGGTGCAAACAGCAGAGGCTGGGGACAAACTGCACTTTCTAATGTATCTGTATCTTCTACCGTGACAGCCACTCAGTGGGCCAGCTTGGTAAACACAATCAACAGTGCAAATACTCACATTAATGGAACAGGATCTGGACTTACTGCAAACACAGCTGGACAAATAATTGGATTCTCTGGAGGACTACAATCAAAAGTCAATGGGTTAAACACTGACAGAATGACATTTGCATCCAACTCTGCCACTATTACCAACCACAACGCACTGACTGCGTATGCAGCTTGGACTAGTACAACAACTACCAGCACATTGACAAGATCATTTGGAGCCAACGTTGCATTTACTGGCGCAGACGCTGCTAGATTTTTCTTCAATGCAGGCGGCCGCTTAAAATTCAATATCAGTGCCACAGCAGGCGCATCAGCAAGGTCTACTGCCGCTCTTAATATGGTAAACTATTTAGGTGGTATAGCACTATTTGCAGCAAATACTAATGGAAGTCGTACTGGTACTGGTGGTACTTTAGGCACCAATCTTACCGGCCTTGGATATTACTCTTTGACCATAGCCAATACCACGGCAATTTCAGTTACTGGTGTCACTGCTAGTTATACCACTGATACTGGGTCAATTGCTGTAAGAACAAACGGAACAAGAGGCAGCTTCAATGACAACGGCGATATCGTCAGTTTCTGGGCCACGATCAACTCAACATCTGGTGCCAACGCAGGCGGCAGCTTTGATGATGATCTGAGTTTGACTCCGACTGTCACAGTAGATGTGTCATATCCTGAAGTTACTAACCTAGGCAACACCTGGGGTGCTGTTACAGTAACACGAGTATAATACCTAAAGTCTTTACAATTTATTCTGGTTAGCGTATAATAATACTCTAACCAGAACCTACATTTAATTCAATGAGCAATATTAATCTTTTAGTTGATGAAATCCGGCTGGCAACGGATTATCAAATTAATAAACGAATCCTACGCGAAAAGATTCAGACTGACTTGCATTTAACTCACAACGGTGGGCTATTTAAAATAACACCGGAGCTACTTGGTTTTGTAAAAACATGGCCCGTGGATGAGATCTATCTGGAAGATGTTTACCAAAATCCTGTGCAAATTGACAAGCAAATTTTTCTTGTTACCGCACAACAACACTATCAACAAGTGATGAATCGTTGGCACAACGAACATGAAGAACTTAAAAAGATCAGAAAAATCTAAAGGTATTGTGGCATTTGCTAACAATACAGCTGAGGTAAACTATAAAAAAATTGCTCAACAAACATTGAGCGTAGCCAGTCATGTGTTAAAATTGCCGTATACTGTAATATCATCTGATGATTCTGCGTTTGAAAATACAAGGTATGACATAGATACAGAACAGTTTACACAGTGGCGCAACAATGATAGATATCGTGCTTATGAACTGAGTCCTTATGATGAGACCCTGGTAATTGATGCGGACTATTTGGTACTGGATCGTAATTTGCTATCAATATTTGACCAACCCTGGGATTATTTGTTACAAAGGCACAGTCATTCATTGGTGCAGCCAATGCCGGCAGATATGGGTCCTAACAGTTTACCGTATGTATGGGCAACAGTTTTTGCATTTAGGAAAACGCCACGAGCACGATTGTTCTTTGAGTTGGTTGGACGAGTACAAAACAATTATGGATACTACCAAGCTTTGTTTAACATGCAAGAAAGAAACTATCGCAATGATTATGCATTTGCAGTAGCAGATACTATCCTGAACGGATACGCCATTGGTACAAACAGTATTCCTGGCATCATGCTCAACGTAGACCAAGTGATTGAGTCTATTACTGTCAATCAACATCAAGTAATTGTTAAAGATGCCAACAAAGCATACGTTGCGCCACGGACCAATCTGCATTTAATGGGCAAAGCCTATCTACAAAGTAGTAAGTTTCAACAACTGGTGGAACAGTTAGTCAATGAGCCAACATAAAGAACAACAAGGATTTGTTACTATTGCAGCCAACACTGCCAAGACTGATTATCTCCGACTTGCCTACTTGCAGGCATTGAATGTCAAAGCGACTCAAAAGATCAATAAGTTTGCAGTCATTGTTGATGCTGCTACTGCAACTCAAGTGCAGGACTATCATCGCACAGTGTTCGATTATGTAATTGAAGTACCCAGCAGTGTCACTGGTCCGTTTGGATTAGAGCCACTGGCATTTTGGTCAACACCCTTTAAAGAAACTATCAAATTAGAAAGCGATTTACTGTTCACTAGAAGTGTGGACCATTGGTGGACAACTTTTAGATTGCGTGACATTGTCATGAGTACTGGATGTCAGACTTACCAACAGCAGCCGG